GGTTTTTCTTCTTTCGTGTTTTCTTTTATTATACTACTTTTCTTTTCCCTTGTCTACTTTTTTAGTATAACACCATATCGCAATGCCCTCCGCTTCTATGGAGGGTAAAATCATCGGTGTAACAGTTCACAATACCGACTGGATTTCTGTGGCAAGCGGAACGACACCTGCGGAGCAGTATACAAGAGCAACTGTTAATGGCAATATGAAAGATGTCAGGGTGCATTATTACGTTGATAATACCTGTGCATGGCAGAATCTGCCCCACAGTCTGAGCGGCTGGCACGCCGCTGATGGTAGTGGCAATGGCAATCGTAGAACAATTGCGATCGAGTGCATTATGTCATCTGCGTATAATG